ACAACCCCGACGGGGAGCGCCGCAACTGGGTCACCGTGTCGTGCACCCTGTCGGTGGACTTCCCCGCAGAGGAGAGCTGACCGTGGCCGACCCTGTCGTGGCGATCATCGGCGAGCAGCGCAAGCGGCTCGTCGGCGCGATCCTCGGGCACGCCGAGCGGGAGATCTACGCCGACCTGACCGAGGAGCAGCAGCGCGCGTTCCGCGCCAAGGTCCTGACCTCGGCCAGCGTGTTCAGCGACTTCGTCATCGACGTAGTGCGCGGCATCTCCCAGGGCATGTACGTCAACGAGGACGCCATGCGCATGCTCGCGGAGATCAACGCGCAGGTGCGCAACATCAGCGCCCCCCGGGAGGAGTAGTGGCACGCACGGGCGGCACCCTGGTGACGTTCCCGATCAGCGACACGGGCCTGTACGTGTCGTTCATCGCCAACGGTGGCCTGTATCAGCGGTTGCGCCAGAAGTCCGGCCCGCGGCGCGTCCGCTGGTCGCGGGTCGAAGAGATCATGCAGCGGTACTACGCGCAGATGGCCTCGGAGCTTCAGGCGATGGTCGTGGAGGAGTCGCAGAAGTCTCGTGAGCGCCCCAACGTGTCGAGCGGGCGCATGGACGCGGCGACGCTCGACGAGCGCAACCGCATCCTGGACAAGGGCGGTTTCGGCGTGGGGGTGGCGTCGTTCCTCGACAAGTCGCAGGCGAAGTACTGGCGGCAGATCGAGGAAGGCTTCGGGGGCCACGTCGGACGCCAGGTCTACGGCATCTTCGGCGCCACGTTGACCGGAAGACTCCGTCCTGGGCGTCGGTTCCCGTCATGGCGCAACGCGAGCGCCGGCCCCGGCTGGTCGTTCGTGGGCGGCTCCACTGGCGGCAGCTTCATGCCGAAGAAGGCACTGCCCGCCGCCGTGCGCCGAGAGCACTTCTCCGGGTCCCGCGAGGGCGCCAGGAATACGCGCATGGTGATCAACAAGGCCATCGAGGGGCAGAACGCCTACGGGCGTGCGTTCGCCCGGTTCCGAAGGGGCAACCGGGCGTTCTGGCTGTTCCGGCAGGTCGTCATGTCCGAACTCGGGCTGACGTCAGACCAGACTCCCCGCTCGTACCAGGGCATCCTCAACGACGTCTTCTAGGCCGCGCGCCTGCAGCAGGTCGAGGCGGCTGAACCGGGCGGCGTCCTGCGCGTCCACACCCCAGCGGGCGATCAGCGCCCGGTCACGACTGGCGAGAGCCTGCTCGAACGTGAGGTCGGTCGTGTCGGAGTGCGCCGGGGCCGCGTCACCGGCGATGGACTGCGCGCTCTCGCCCAGGGTCGCCATCTGCTCGATCGCACCCTTCCACGCGCCTGCGAGCCGCTCGACGGAGACAAGCGTCCGGTAACGGGTGAACTCCCTGGCGAACTGGCCGAGAGAATCCGGCGTCTCGCACCCCGCGAGCAGGTTCATGAGGTGGACGTGAGCCTCGGCTCGGATGGACGCGTCCGTGGGGACGTTCGTCGTCAGCGTCTCCAGGTCATCGAGCGTCGGCTTCATCCGGGTACCGGACAGAATGTCGATCAGCGCCTCACGCGAGATGCCGCAGCCGGTGTCCTGGCGGAACTTTCGCATCGTCGCCACGGACATGTTGTGGCCACTGGACAGGGCCCAGCGGCGCACCGTCTGCGCGTCTGCTAGTTCAGGCATGGCGCAACGTTCTCAGTGAATACCCCACCCCCGCAAGGACCTTCCGTTTCTGCGGGCGCAGGATTCGCCATGGTCGCGTCGAGTGCCTCCAGCGAACACACGTCGGCCCCTGCGCGGGCCTCGCGAGGAGGTACTCATGGCAGTCAAGGCCGGAAGCATCATCACGGTCGGCCACGGCACCACGCTCATCGAGCGTCTGCAGTCGGGCGGACCGGGAACGCTGAACATCCCCACCAGCAAGGTGTACGAGCTGGGCAACTACGAGGCGGTCGCGACTGTTCGCGATACGCCCGAGCTGACGTTCTCCCTGGAGAGCTTCGATGTGTCGACCGACACCGAGGCGCTGCTGTGCGACGTCGACCCTGGCACGGACGCCATCGACCTGGCCACGGCGAAGCCTCTGAACATCGTTCAGAACTTCAAGCCGGGCAAGAAGCTCCCCAACCCGTTTGTCGCGGCGAAGGGTGTGGCGATCCCGTACCTGACGATCGAGTCGGCCTCGTACCGATTCGGCCTCCGGGACAACGCCAGCGAGACCTTCTCGCTTCGTGGGGACTCGATCTACTACACCGCCGGCCCGGCGTACATCGACGAGTTCGAGGGCAACGGCGCAGCCGGCCAGACGCTCACGACCAAGCACCCGGCGTACCCGTACACCGACAGCAACGGCACCCGCCGCGTGCTGGCCGTCACGGTCGGTCTGAAGCGCCTCACTGAGGGCCCGGACTTCACCCTCACGTACGGCCCGGTCACCGATGACGCGGCCGTCGCAACGGTCACGCTGACGGAGCCGGTGCCCGAGGGCCAGATGGTCCGCGTCACCTACCACTCCCCCGACCCGGTGGAGTACCCGCAGACGATCCACACCCCGGCGACCCTCAAGCCGGCGGGTGTTCGTGGCCGCGACATCGACGTCTACATCGGTGGTTACGACCCCGAGGACCCCGAGGCGTCCGCCGCGAACAAGTGGACTGGCGTGCAGGACGTGTCGCTGGAGTGGCGCGTCACGCAGGAGGTCGAGAACGAGTTCGGCAACCCCAACGCGGTGAGCCGTGACTTCGACGTCCCGACCGTCTCCGGCTCGATCGGCATCCTGCCGCGCGACGTCGAGGACCTGTTCCGCAAGATCCGCCTGATCACCGGCACCACGTCGCTGACCACGGCGATCGGCCCGGACGTCGCTGTCCCGCTTCCGCTGGACATCGTCATCAAGGACGCCGAGTCCGGTGGCGCCACGCTCAAGCGGTTCCACGTGCCGGACGCCCGGTTCTCCGTGCCCGGCTACTCCCCGCGTGTCGAGCAGAACATCACCGTCTCGCTGGAGTGGGAGTCGGACGCCGGCGCCCTGACCATCCACCGCGACCTGTCGGCCCCCATCACGGTGGAGGTCGAGCCGTCCGAGGGTGAGGCGGGCGACTCGGTGGTCATCACCGGCGTCAACTTCATCGACGTCACCGGTGTCTCGTTCGGTGGCACGGCGGCGACGTCGTTCACCATCGACAGCCACCGCCAGGTCACGGCTGTGGTCCCCGAGGGCACCGGCACTGTCGACGTGGTCGTGACCACGGAGAAGGGCGCCTCGGCCGTCGACGCAGACACGAAGTTCACGTACACGGACTGACCCAGGCAGATCGGTGACGGGCCGGTCGAGTGCTCCCCGAAGTGGGGGCCTCGACCGGCCTTTCGCTTGGAACTGAGCAGGACACCTGGACTGAGGAGCCTTCATGGCCAAGACGTTCGCCCGTATTCAGGATCTCTTCCGTGAGGGGGAGGTTCTGGTCCTGGACCACAAGGACGCCGACGGGAAGATCGTCGAGCGCATTCCTGTGTACGTGAAGAAGCTCAACGCGCTGGAGAAGGACGAGGCGATCAAGGACGCCCGTGCCGCTCGCGCACGACGCATGCTCACGTTCGACCGCGACGAGGACGAGCAGGTCACGTTGACGTCCATGCTGGAGGGCATCAGCGACGACGAGCTGGTGTCCGACCTGCTGCGCCGCAAGGCCGGCGAGTTCCTCGCCAAGGCTGAGGATGAGGTGCGGGCCGACAAGTCGTGGAAGGACCGCCTGGAGGCGATCGACCGCGCAGCCATCGCTTCCGACGGGCGCATCAGCGACCAGGAGCAGAAGCTCCTCAACGACCTGGCACGCGAGTTCCAGGCGGCCATCGAGAAGGCCCACCAGAAGCTCCTGCGGCAGTACTCCCGTGACCTGTCTGGCACGCCGCGCGCAGAGCTGGAGAAGGACTACCGGCAGGCGTGGCGGGACATGCTGGGCGCCACCTCGTTCTACGAGGCGCGCCGGCAGACGGAAATCTGGTACGCGCTGCGCGACTGCGAGGTGCAGCTGACCGACGACGGGGAACCGTTGCCTTCGACGCTGAAGGTGGGTCCACGGCTGTGCGAGTCACGCGCGGACGTCAACGACCTTCCCGACCACATCATCGAGAAGGTCATCGCTGTCCTGGACGGCGAGATGACCTCGCGTGAAGCGGGAAACTCGGACGCTCCGTCGGCTTCCTCCGGGTCGTCGGAGCCGCGAAGCGCGGAGGCGGCATCGCAGCCCTCTACCCCGGGGGCGATGTAACCCGCGCCGG